TCTTGACGCAGCCTTGCTAACTATCTGTCAAATGAAGATAGCAGCTGCCGACTCTCCGGTTCTCAAACTTTGGTGTCAAAAAATATATGGCGACCTTGTGACGGTCAAACAGCGAATCATTGCTAGACACAAGAATACGCAGATTCGGTTTGCTCCAATTGGTTGGCACGTATCTGGCCCTTCCGGCGTCGGTAAATCTACGCTCCAGAAAATCATTATGTCTACTAGTCTTAATGCAATGGGTTTTGAGTTTCACTCTAACCTCATCGCAAATATGGATTGTGAAGATCAATTTGATTCTACCTACACTTCAGATTGTACAGGAGCAACGATGGACGATGTTGGGAATGGCCGTCCTGAATTCACGAAAGTTTCCCCTTCCAACAAAATCATTAAGTTCTGGAATAACATGGCTGCACCTGCAGTTAAGGCCGAGCTAAATGCTAAAGGAACAACTTTCATTGAATTCGCATGTGGAGTAACAACCTCCAACTTCAAAGACATGAATATTCGACATTACTCAGACAAACCTGAGTCGATTTTACGTCGTTTCCACCATGTGCGAGTTCAAGTCAAGCCTGAATATCAAAAGGATGGCGGCACTATGCTAGACACTTCACACCCTGATTTGCTTGGCAAGGTCGACATTCTTAAAGATGTTTGGTCATTGACAATTGAGGAGTGCCATATCTATTCAACCAAAATGGGGCAAGAGTCTTATTATTTCCGGACACTTAAAATGCCTACCCCGAACGGAGATGTTCTATGCGAGGACCTTAATTTAGATCAATTTCTTAAAGTTGTTGTATCTCTTTCTGAGAGACATAAACAAGTACAGGAAGGAGTTGTTCAAAGATCAAAGGATTTCGATACGATCACATTCTGTAAGGAGTGCAAGATGCCTGGAAAAACATGTACCTGCCCTAAAGAACCTGTCAAGCCCGAAGCTCTCGAGTCTCACCAACCACCCCCAAAAGGTTTCAGCATTGGAAAAGCAAATCTAAACAGAATTAAGTTTCCACCTGTTGATAAGCGATGTTGGTTGAATGTTGGAAGTCATGTTGCACCAATGCCTGCAAAGAATTTGGATCATCAGATTTCTAATTTCTTCCATCGCCGCCCTTGTTCATTACCGATTTCACACAACCCCGTTAAAGGGTTTTGTGGGATTGTTCCTGGTTCCCCTCCTCGGTTCCGATGGCAAGTTGATTATGCACTTAAGCTTATCCCAGCTGGTGTTGATCCTTGCAAGAAGACCGCTCAGGAGGGTGCAGAGATTTTGACTGCAGCCTCAACTCTTGTTGGCATGAAAAATAACATTAAACCACATTCTTTGGAAGCAGTTGGTGATTTTGTTGTTGATGCTACTAAGAAATCAGTTAAGAA